CCGGAGTTTCGGCACGTTCAGCGACCCGTTTTGGGTCAAAGTGCGCGCTCGTATCCGGGATGCTCTTGGTTCATTTGATTGGGACGAGTGTTCTAAAGGCTTCGCGTTCGGACCTGGTGCTACAACTAGGTTGACACGAGCCGAAGCCCATGCTGCCTATAAATACTCCGGTATTCCGGAGAGCACCTCAGGAAATGCTGACCTCGCACGGTGCGTTATTCGCACCGTGCCACTCTGGGAACAGAGTGTGCGTGTTTGCGCAGGGGACTCTGGCGATCTAGTTAATCTAGTGCCAGGGAACAGCATTATTACCGTTCCCAAGAGTTATAAGACGGATCGTTGTATTGCGAAAGAGCCCTGTATGAATATCTATATTCAAAAGGGGATCGGACGCGTACTTCGTAACCGCTTGCTCCGGGTTGGTGTTAATCTGAACGATCAGACTCTAAACCAGCGTGCTGCCTTAATCGGCAGTTACAATGGGAGTTTAGCGACCATAGATCTTTCTATGGCCAGTGATACTCTTGCGTTTGAACTAGTAAGTTACCTCCTTCCTAATGATTGGTGGTGGGCATGTGAGCAAGCCCGCTCTCCAGTCGGCACTCTTCCTTCTGGTGAAGTAATTCATTACCAGAAGTTCTCGTCGATGGGTAACGGCTACACATTTGAGCTTGAATCGCTCATTTTCTGGGCTATCGCTCAGACGGTGTGTTGTCGTTACGTCAACGAGAGGGAAAGTAAAGTCAGGGTGTACGGCGATGATCTCGTCGTACCTACGGAGTTTGCCCAGGAGCTTTTGGGTCGGCTTTCACAAGCCGGTTTTAAACCCAATGAAGGGAAAACCTTCACTTCTGGTCCGTACCGAGAAAGTTGTGGTAAACACTACTTCCAAGGCGATGACATTACTCCATTCTACGTCAGGAAACCAGTTGAAAAGTTAGACCGCCTATTCCTTGTTCACAACAACTTAAAGCGTTGGAGTGACCGAACGGGCGTTCCATGCGTCGAGCCATTAAAAACTCTTCGCAACTTAGCACCTGCTACCTGGCGTGAGCCGAGAATCCCGGATGGGTTCGGAGACGGCGCCTTTATTGGTGCCGTTGATGAACTCTCCCTGAATTCTCACCCTTACGGGTGGGAGTGCTGGCAGGTATTCGTTCTACAAGTCTCTTCCAGAGAATTGCAGGACGAACTCCCTGTGGGTCAGCTACTAGCTTCTTTAAAAGCTAATAGCCTGGACGTCTCTTCCCCCGAATTGCAGAGGTGCAATTTGGCGGAGACGCTCAGCGGTTTGCCCGTGAGGGCAAGTGGTCATAGAGAGATCCCTATCTCTGTGAGGCGG